AAATACAATTTGTTCCATTAGCCATTCAATAGCCGTTAAATTTTCTTCGTTTATCATATAATATATTTAAAAATGTGTGCAATAACATCAACTGTCCAACCATTACCAAGCATTTTATACCTTTGGGTATCTGATACGAAATTAGTATAATTATCTTTAACTGTTTGTAATCTTTCGCATTCTATTGGTGTTAATCTTCTTATCCCATTAAGAATTATTTGATTACCACTTCCTAAACTACTCTTTATTGTGGGCGATTTTTCTTCATATCCTTTAAACCCATCAAAATGATGACGGTAATTAGTATGGTTTTTTATCTCAATATGTGAGCGTACTTTAACTAAATTATCTTTAGTTTGAGAAGTTAATAAAGCACCTGTTTTACCATCTTTTCTTTCAACTAATTCTTTTGCTCTTTGTGGATTTGTGCCTGTTTCTTTTCTTATTTGTTTTGCTTCCTCTGTTCTAACTTCTGTTAAACCAACTATTTCAATAGCATTTGTTCTTCCAGTATCTAAAAGAGTAAGTTTTCTAATTATACTATTAATTATTACTTGTTTTGGTTGTTTGTAATCAGTAGCCATCAAGCATCCCATTTTGTTGTGTTCGCCATATACAATATCCCTTTGACCAATTGTTCTAAATAATGGAGCAGTAGTTCCTACATAAGATTTAGATTCTACATCCTTGTATCTTTTTGTAACCTTATCAGATAAATAGTATTTTTCATCTACTTTTTCACAAATATAATTAGTTGTGCCAGCTCTATAAATGTGTTTTGTAACTATTGGTTTTGCTTTACCTTCAAGATTTGCAAATTTAGGTTTATAATAAAAATTCTTTGTACCTGATTTTGAAACATAATCAACCATTTTGTCACTTAAATAATAATTTGAATTTATATTATCCTGTAAAATATCTTTTAGTAAAATACCTTTATCTTCAGGTTGTTCAATTATACTTTCTAAATTTCCAAATAACCCTTTTGATAGCATTCCAATATTAGTCCAATATATTCTTTTACGATTTTGTGCCGATACTAAAGCTGAATTAATATGAATCCCATTTACACCAATAGCTTTGCTTAATACTTTTTCCCATTTTTCTCCCATTTCCACATTCTCTAATAAAAAATACTTTGGCTTTGTTTCATTTAGAAGTCGCATAAACTCCCAAAATAAATAAGATTGTCCTTCAAACTCAAATCCTTCAGCTTTTAATTCTAAATAATGTTCTAAAGTAAGAATTTCTTGTTCATCTTTTGTAGACATACCTTTACGCTTACCTGCAAAGCTAAAAGATTGACAAGGACTTCCCCCAATTAATAAATCAATTTTAGGTAAATCAACTGCATTAACATCTACTACTGAACCAAGTTGTTTAGTATTAGGGTAATTAGCCATAGTTACCTGGATTGCATATTTGTCAATTTCCGAAGCAAAATAATTTTCTACTTTAATTCCTGCTCTTTCTAATGCTTGTTGTCCACAAGACATTCCATCAAATAGTGATAATACATTCATAATTTTAGTTTTTAAAAAGGTAATATTTTTGGTTTTTCAAATGTAACATAATTTCCAGCATAACTCTTACTTCCGTTAATTTCTTCGTAGTAGCAGTTTCGCCACTTATCAAAAAATAAGGTAGCCTCGCCTACTTCGCCTATACCTTTAGGTTTTGTCTTTTGGACTATAATCTTAACTTCGTTTCCTTGATAAGGTGTACCATCCTTGCTTACTCCAAATGGTGGTCTCCATACGCAAATCATTTGCTCTCCCTTTCTAAAGGATGTTTCTCCGCCATCTATAAATCGTGGGTCTGCTGGTGGATAGTATTTTATACCTGTTGCATCATCTATTACCTTTGCTCCAGTTTCCCTTGCTATGTGCATAATGATTGTATGATGGTAATTGTATTCCCTTGCGTACATTCTAATCTTACCTAATACCCTCGCCATATACATATCTCTTTGTTCTCCGTGTAAATCGTGCTTTACTTCGTTAAAAGGGTCAGTTGTTACTGTATCAAATTTAACTCCGTATTTCTCTACTGCTTCGTGGAAATCATCTAAAGTAATATCTTTAACTCCTAAATCCATTATGTAAAAGTATTGGCTAACTTCTAAACCGTACCTGTACATTTCTTGTTTAGTAAGTCTTTGTAGTTTATTACCATCCAAATCAAAGAATGGCTTACCTGCCCATTTATGTATTATCTCGGCAAATATTTCTGCTGGAGTTCCTGTTTCGGGACTAAAGATTAAATGCTTCCAACCTTTACTTTTTGATAAGTTAATTAAACATTCCCACCAAAATTCCGATTTACCACTTGCAGGAGTTCCATAGATGTAACTTGTTGCACCTTTTTTAAATGATATTAGCTTATCTACTTCAGAGAATCCTACCGTTTCGCCTTTGATTAATCCTGTATCGTATAACGAATCTAATTCGCCTTGTACATCGCTATATTGTTTTATAAAATCCATTAGTAGGTATTTAGTTTTTTAATTGGAATTAAGATTGCTTTAGAAGTATTATTATCGCCCATAGATTTAATATTACCAGCAACAAATTCTATTCTACAAATATCTTTTAATTTTTCTAATTCTATAATAATAATGATTTTATCTTCTAATTTGCCTGATAGAATAAAACACCACCATTCAGCTTGTGAAGTTGATATTCCCGAAGGCTTACCTCTTGATTCATATTCTACTGCTAAATTCCCAGTAGTAGCAGCTATTTTATCTCTTTTAACTTCTACTTTCTTATTAGTAAATATTTCTGCTAATAGTTTTTCGCCTAAAATTCCAAACTCCAGGTCAAACTTAAAATCGTTGTTATGCTCCATTAGTAGTAAAATGTAGGAATAATAGGTGCTTGTACTTTCTTTTTATTCTCATCTTTAAACCAGTTGTTTAGCATTGTGTTTTTCCAATTTATAACTTCGTTTCCTTTGCTATTTTTCCAACCTAAATTTGAATAGTAATTGAATGCTTTTGTAGCTGCTTCTCTTGAGTAACCATTCTCATTAAAATAAAGAATAACATCTTCTAAAGTAGGATTAATAACTTGTAATACCTTTACTTTACTTTCCTTTACTTTACTTATCTTTACTTTAGATGCGTTTCGTACAAGTTCTGAATGCGTTACATTTTCCGTAACTTGCTGATTTTCACGCCATTGTTTCAACCTTTCTGCACTTTTTTCTTTTTTTATCTTGTAGTTTTCACTAAACTTTAGCAATTGTTTGTTGAAACTTTCGCCATTGTTTGATGAAATTAGTCCAATACTTTCCATAAATGACCAGCATTTCTCCAACTTTTTACCGATATTTAATTGCCTTTTAAGCACCGCAGTTTTGATTGGTTTTTCTTGTTGAGCAAACTTCTCTAAAGCGGTATAAAATAATCCTAAACCTTCGTAGCCAAAAGCCATATAAAGTTCTGTTACTTTTTCATCACTAAAAGAATTGCTATCGTGTAGATAATACTTCATAAGTATAAAAAAAAAAGAATCCCACCAGGTCGAGATTTGGCAGGATTCAGGTTATTTAATAACCATTTAGTAATTTCATTTGTTCTCGACTCCAAATGAAACTATACGCAAATATACTACTTCTTTCGCAATTTAAAGTATTTATCCAGCTTTTTATTTAACGAAGATAAAGGTACATTAAACTTCTCTGCATAATGCTTAATTGGCTTACCTTCAACTAAATATTCCTTTAAAAAGTCATTAAAAATAGCATTCGTTTCTAAAGTTACTTTCTTTGTTTTTAAGTGCTTTGTTCTAATTCCTTTGGCTCTTAAAACTTCTCTTATTCGCTTTTGGGATATGTTATACTTTTGGCTTAAATCCTCTATTGTAACATTCCCAGTTCTATATTCCTCTAAAAAATCCATCTTATTTTTATTTTAAAATACTAACGCTACTCATTAGTACTTGGGTGTTAATCTCTGCTAAAATTGTTAAACTTTCCCCTAATATTGCGCAGACACCTCTTATCTTTACTGCAAAAAGAACGCTTGTAGCAGCAGTAATATCTTTAATTAAAAGGGTAAACTTGAATCTTCAGATGTAATTACATTTGTACTCACATCTAACTTACCTACTCCCCAAACTACTTTACCATTGCCCATATAAGTCTTTGGTGCTTTAGCATCTCTTTCTTCTTTAGACTGGCTTAATGTGATTGAAACATTATTACCGAACTTATCGTTCTTGTCATCAACAATAATAGATAAATTTAAATACTTGTCTTTGATTAACTTTGTTCTGTCAATCTTTGTTACATCAATAGATGCGTTGATAATTGTTGCCATTTTATTTTTTTTAAAGGGTTATAATTCTTGTTCCAATTCTTGCCTGTATCTCGGCATCGTATTTTTGAAGCCAGGTTCTACAAAGTTCAACTCTTTCGATAATATCTTGCTCAATAGATAAATCTCGTTTAAACTCGTAAGATACCCAGCGTTCAAATTCTTCTAAATGTGAGTAGCTTACTTTCGTTCCGTAATTAGCAGCAGCAGGAGTATCGCCAAGATAATAGAATAATGTAGCAAAATCTTTATTGCATAGCATCATATACGCTCTTAACTGCCATTCGTAATCCGTGTTTAACTCTAAAGCTGAATCTAATAATGTTTTTCTATTCCAGGCACATTTAGTGTCTATGATAGAATTCTCAAGGATTACATCGGGAGTACCTACTAACCATTCGTTAGAATAAATATCTTCGTTTTTATAGGCTTCAATACCACCGTATAAAACTTTAGATGCAAACTTAATAGCTTCATCTTCTAATAAAATACCTTTGGTTAGATACTTGGATTGTAATTCTTCCTTATCCCCAGCATACCATTCTTTAAGATAAGTTATACAAGTTTGCGATAATTCGCCTGGCTTCTTTGACTTGCTCATTAGTTTCCCTAACGATGAAGGTCTTGCTTTAAATAACTTCATTTGGCTTATTTGTTAAAAGTCTTAAAGTCTCTGCATCCATAGAATAGCGTTCTTGAATAGCAATTAAATTCTTTGCATCTTTTAGGTAACCTGCTCTGCATTTGTCAAACAATTCCGTACCTACTTTTAATATTGGCTTAAGTTTTTCTTCTACCATTTTAACTGCATCGTGCATATTCGTAGCGTCTGCATCTTTGGTATCACATAATAGAAATAAACCTTGAAGTGCATACTTTCGTGCATATGAACTTGAACTTCCGAAAGACTGGCTAATATCCATACCCTTTCGGTTAGGGTCTATACCAGCAGAAGCACAAACTTCAATAAAGCTACCATCTTTATCATAAAAATGAATGTAAGATTCGCAGAAGATAAGTCCAGCTATTTCTTTAATCCTATCCGATATTATCATAGTACATCCGTACTTAAGTAATAAAGGCTTTACTGCTTCCAATATATCTTCCGTAGAACGATACTTGTACTTCCCGAAGGAATTGAACTGATTTTTAGGTGCTTTTAATTCTGATTGAATTTTAAGTAATGACATAGTTTTAAGTTTTGGTTTTTAAAGATACAATTTATTTAATTAAATTAAGGTAATTATTTTTAATTATTTGCTTCGATAAATGAAGTTCGTAATCGTTTGTAACCCTTTGTATTTCAGCTTCTTTAACTTTATTAATAAGATACATTGCCTGGACTGATTTGCAGTAATTACCATCTTCTAAAGTTTGTCTATAAAGCCTTATTAACTTATCCAGCTTACTCTCCTTCGGCGGATTATTAATAAATTTGTGTACAGTTATAATACTCATTATCGTGGTCTACAAATATCATACAATGTATTAGCAAAAGTAGATTGACAAGCCAAAACTGGTTGCTTTAAGATTGCTAAAATTAATTCTTCGTAGTTCTCGTTAATAAACTCTTCTACATCTTGAGTAAAGTAAATAGGATTTTCTGCCTGTTCCATTGAAGTAGGGTCTAATTCGATTTTAACTTGACCTCTTGAAATATCGTAGTTTTCTAACACCCAAAAGCGTAGGTCTGCTTGTTTGAATCTATGGTGGTAAACAATAAAACCATCGGTGTATTCGGTGTAATAAGTGTTTTGGAAATCAACTTCTACAATGTTAATCTCTTCGATAATTGGATTTTTTAACTTTTTCATTTTTTGCGAGTTATGGTTAAACAATTTTTGGTTAATTCTTTGCAGGAATATAGTTTCCCGTTATAACTTTTGTAATACGATAATAGGCTTCTAATTCGGTTGCCTTCTCGTTTGTCTACTTGCATAGTCTCCCCTATGCCCAGCGACTTAATTTGTAGTGCTTGTTGTTTTTGGTAAATCATCTAATAATTGTAAGGCTCTTTTAAATACTTGGATTCTTGCGTACACTTGTCTTGATTTATAAGGGTCTTTTTGTACACTTGGTAACTGATTAGTTAGCTTGTTAATTGCATCTTTTAAGCCTTGCTCAAATGATGGTTCTTGTGGATAGTTTAACATAGTTAGTTTTTGTTTAAATTGTCAATTGCTTCATCGTAGGTATCTGCTACCATTTCATCGTCATTTTCATTATTGTAGCTAAAGTATTCTACATCTTGCCCTAGCATAGAACAAATACAAATACTGTTTTCTAAATGAATGTAAACATAACCTGAATATTGATTAAAACCAATTTCCATTATTTCTTCTGATGAACAGTATTCAGCATATGCTTCAAATACTTTTGATAAACCTTTTGCTTCGCAATAAGGAATAGTTGAATCTACATAGTTAATTTTTAAATTTTTCATAATTTTAATTGTTTAGGGTTTTTGTTTGTATGGCAAATATCTTAATTAAGATTTAAATGCGAAAGACTTTTTTATAAAAAATTAAAATATAATCTTAACTATGTGATTATGAGGTAAATTATTTTTAAAGTTTTTTTAGGATTAGGTAAACAACTACTCCAATACCCAAGATTAAGAGTAAAGTGTTATTTCCTTTTGGCTTTTCTTCCTGGATAGTGGTTTTATCCACTTTTATAGCCTTGTTTTTTTTCTTATCGATTTTAAGGCTCTGTAAGCGTTTTCTTTCTTTGATGTGCCTCTTTATATGGATTGCCTTGAGTTTGTACTTGTAATCGCCTCTAATAGCTTCTAAAGGTGTAACCTGATGGTTTACTAATGTATCAAAAACATAAGCTATTTCTTCGGTTGTTTCAATATCGCTCGAATCAGTAGCTAATTCTACCTTTTGAACAATAGTTATAACGGAATCCACTTTTGTAGTTTCTACCAGCTTTTTAGACTTGCAAGAAGATAGTAGTAAAATTACTACCATTACAAATATTATCCTTTTGGCGACCATAATTTAATTAGTTTCTTTTGTCTTTCTAAACGGCAATCAGCCTTGCACTTTGAGCAATACACTTTTGTTCCCGAAGATATGTATTCAGTCTTGCAGCACTCGGAAATAGTCAAAGGGTTTACCTGCTCTATTTCGGTTGTAACTTCTATATTTAAGTCTTCTTTTATTTCTTTTGATTTCTTTGCCATAATTTAAAGATATATTATTATCCTTTCGCAAATTTAACCAAAATAAAGTAATTATCCTACTTACCGCCTTCATACTCAATCTCTCTATTTAAACACTCAATAGCTTTCTTTAAGTCCTGGACTAATAAATCCTTCTTACCTGCTCTTAAAATATACTTAATAGCATTACCTTTCATAAAGGATAAATTGTAAGCGTTGGCTATATCAATCACATCAATAGGAACTCCTTTAATTTCTACTTTGTAGTATTTAGGCTTTGTAACTATATCAGCTATTTTACTACCAGTTAATTCGATAGGTTTAAATTGATACTTAACATTACAATTAGTGCAAGGTGTATCACATTCACAATTTTCAAGGTGGTTAATTTCTTCGATAGTTTTCATTTTGTTTCTCTTTTAGTTTTTCTTTATTTGTTTCGGTTATTAATTCTCTTCTAACTATTTCAATTTGGTTGTATAATTCTTTTAATTTCTCAACTAACATCTCCCTCTTTGTCTTCATCATAATCTAAAAAGTCTAATCGTGTTTCAATCATTTTAATTAACCTCGCTTGGGTCAAGGTTTTGTAACTTGGGAATAAAAGTAAACTTTTTTCCTCTAATTCAAAAAGAAAATAAACAAAAAACTTTAACTCTTCAAGGATTTCCCCATCAGTCATATCAAATACTTCTTCTTCTTTATTCTCCATATAAAACACCGTTATAAACACATTTATAATCAATAATAGCGTGTGGTTGTGCAAAGAATAAAACTTTGTCTCCATCTATCTTAAAGGTAACCTCTAAAAAGCCTTGACACCAATCTGCTATCTTGCCTGTTGGTAGATATTCAACTGCTTCCATTAACCTGGTACATCCCACCTCAAACCAAGCATTAATATTATGCCTATTACGAATGTATCGCATTCCTAACCTGTGAGAGTGTCCTGTACATCCACTTCCCCAATATTCAATTATATTTTTCTCGCTGGCATTCTTTGTCAAACTTAAACCGTGAGTAACATCAAAAATATCAAAGTAATTAAAAACATCCGTAGGGTCGTAAACCATATCATTCTCCGCCAAGTGTAGCATTTCTTCAAACTTGGTACTTTCAAAATGTTTATAAAGTATAGCTAATCTTGCAAGTTGTCCTTTGGATAATAAAAATGGCTTTGTAACTCGCTCATCGTGATTGCCAGTTCTTATTGTAATTTTTGCATCCGTTGAAAGTCTTAAAGGCTTTAGGATTTGTTCTTCGGTATATCTAAACTCCTCTACTTCGTTATACCCTTTTAAGATACCATCCATAAAAAGTTTATTGGTATGTTTAGAAACAAAAGGTAAGTCTACTATATCTCCGTTGATACAGACTTCATCAAATTTATTGTGCTGTAGAATGTTATTGATTACCCTTAAACATTTAAGGTCAGCCAACCAACCGTGAGGGTCAGAAAATACAAATAATTTATAGGTTTTTTTATCCGTTAGCTTTTTTAACTGGTATTGGTTATACTCAGTTTCGGTTAGTCTTGGTCTGTACATAATAGTTTTTTTGTCGAAATTACTAATTATTTTAGCAAATGCAATTATCTTTTATTCAAAGGCTTACGATTTATTGTTGTCATATAACCACCCAAAGCAATTAAAGCCGATAGGAATAGCTTAATACAAGTATTTAAAGACCAAATAAAATTATCCCAGTCAATAGTTACCCAAGCATTCGCAATAGCTACAATCGCTCCAAATACCGTAGAAAGTGTGTTATTTAATTTTCGCATACAAGTTAAACTCCCTTAATCTTCTTCTCATTAATCCTTTACTTACCACACCACCAACTTTAATCCACATCAAGAAGCCTATTCTTATTTTTTCAATCGTTTGTCCACCGTTAATAAACTTAACCAAAGATGACTTTGCAAATGCTCCACATCCAATATTATAACATAAGCAAAATAAAGCATCAAATTCGTTCTGTTTAAGCGGTCTAATGACATATCTCTTAATACAAGCACTGTAAGTGTCAGAAGTGTCAAGGAATAGCTTATAGGCTTCCTCTTTTGTTATTTTGTCGCCTTTCTTTACAGGGTTTCCGTTAGCGTATTTAGTCGAACCAATTCCAATAGTCCAAACCAAAGCTGAACACTGATAAGCATCTAACTTTAAGCCTTCAAACTCTACTAATAGTTTTAAACCATCTTCGCTTATTTGTGCCATAAGTAATCTTTAATAAAAGTTATACCTGTTATCGTTAATATAAAAGCACCAATTCTAACTGCCCAATTAATCCCAGTGTTATAATCTCGGACTTCTTGAACTTTAGTTTCCGTTTCTTCTAAAGTTTCTTCGATTAATTCTAATCTTTGAAGAATTCCATTTCTATTTAATTTTGATCCTGTGATAGCCTGGCTAATCATTTCCACATTAATAGATAATGCTTTTAACTGATCGTTTATTTCTTTAAGTTCACTCATTATGAAGGGGGTATTACTTCTGTTTGCGAATTACTTGTACTACTTCCAGGTTGACCAAATAAAGTTGATTGACTAAATTGATAAGGTGCAAGCCCAAGTGTAAAGTATTCAATATTGTTAGTTAAATCTTCTTCAAGTTTAGCGTTGGTTTTATTGTTAAAATAGTCAAAAGTAGCTTCACTCATAAAGAAATTACTACTAATATTTATAATTTGATTTAAGTTACCTAATAAACAATTAAATGATTCAAATGTTCCGCCATCAGCTATAACATCAGCACCAAATTGATTAGCTATATTATTAGTTATTGTTCTATTAAATACACCGTTAATTTCAGTATAAACAGGAAATGCAAAAGGAGTATATCCTTGTACAGGTGTTTGTTCCGCATAAACATTACCGTTATAAGTTCTTCCAGGTGATCTATAAAAAGAAAGCACAGAAGATGCAGTTAAACTATTTAAGTAGTTATAATTAGGAGTTTCTCCTTCAATAACTTGCATAAAAGGCTTTCTCCATTTATTAGAAGTTTGAATATAATTTACAAAATCGTAAGTTTCTTTAGTAAAAATAACATCCTCGTAATAAACTGCCGACAATCCATTTGAATCACCGGTATGAAACATCGATTCTACTACCTTTATATTTTTTTGATAACCTGGCTTTGGTGAATTTAAATCTGTATTCTGTATTGCTTTATAACCTAATTTCTCTAAAGCTAAATTTCTTGTTGGAATAATATTAAGCTGAATGTTATCTACATTTAAATGGCTTGGACTTAATAAAGACTTTAACCTCATCGGTCTAATTCTTAATTGTAATTCGTCTAATTCCCAAAACCAATTTGTAGAAGAATGCGTATTACCTCCACTTGACTGAGTGTATTTAGATAATACTTGGAATCTCTTCCACATATTATTATCAGCGTAAACTTCTATTCTTGTTGGATTAGATCCTAATGTATCGGCAGCAGTTTGTGCAGCCCATAATCCACTTGAATCAAAAGAAGCATAATCAGCAATTGGGTAAATAGCAGAAGATTCTAATCTTTTAGATAAAAAAGTTACATTAAATCCATCACCTGGTTCAGGAGCGGTAATTCTAAATTCAAAGTTTAAATTAAAAGCGTAACTATCTCCTAAGTGAGTATAAGTATTTAAGACTGGATCAAAACATCCTAAAAATCTTTTCATATCAATACTTAATCCTAAATAATTACTTCCATCAATAGGATCTAATTTATCTTCCTTTTCAACGGTTTCCATCCAATATGGATCATAAGGATGTGATGTGCCTTTTTCGCCATTATAAGTACCTACATTCTCAGTCCAAAATAAAGGTTTATTAGGAAATACACTTGTATCTTCTTGAAAGAATCCATAATTTATAGTTAAATTTTTAACTTTATTAGGATACATTAATTGAACCTCGTCTAATCTTGGTCTTAATGTTACTATTTGATTTGCATCACTAAATATTGTTTGAGTATTTTGCTTTATAATAGTTTTGATATTATAATTACCATCTGTTATTTCAGATCCATCAATATAACTATACTTTCTATAAGGTACTAAGTTATTTTGAGTAGTTGCTAATTCATTAATTGCTAAAATAGTCCAAGTATTATCTCTATTATCTAAATAAAGAATACATCCTAAAGAAGTTAATAAATTACCTATTATTTTTTGTAGGTCATAAGGGCTATTATTTTTCCAATCAATAGCAGCATATTCATTAATAAACATACTAACCTCATTCTTTGCAAGGTTATTTTCAGTAAAGTTAAAAGCAAATTTATAATCAATCTCTAAACCTACTAAGTTTAAACATTTAATAATAAAATCTTTAATTGAAATACCTTCGTAAAAGTCTTGTGTTTGGAACATCGAAAACTCTTCGTATTCCGAGTATTTGTATTCTTTTAAAACACCTAAGAAATCAGTAGCAGTTAATCTAAGAAAATATTGATCTTGCCAATCATATTGAATATCTGAATTTAAAACATACCCACTCCAAAGTTCAGCAGAACCTTGTAAAATTGTTTCGTATAAATTAGGATAATAAACTAAAGCATCACCTGTTACTTCAATACCACAATTATAAACTGCCTCAGCTTTTGTTACTGAAAAATCATATTGTGTCCAAGTATTAGTTACATTTATAACATATTCACTATCACCTATAAAGATTGTAGCAACAGGACTTCCTTCGTTAGCTTTTAACCAAACAGAATAAGTATAAGAAGTATTTTCAGATAAAGGTATAGCTTGGTAAGCAGTAGCATCTTTAATTCTTGTAGAAGACTCATTTAAAGGACCTGTTGCATAATTAGGAGTAATAACTCCACCTGCAAGAAAAGTTTCAGTCCATCCTGAAGAAAAATCAGGGTTTATAAATAATTCAACTGGCTTAATTAACTCTAAAACAACTTTCCAAGTAGTATTATCTGTATTATCAAAAAATACTTCTGGTTGTATCGGTGAGTTTTCATCAAAGAATATGTTTATTTCCGCAGAAGATGTTCTAAATGGCTCAAATACATAATCAGACTTTGATTTATAGCTTAAAGAAAAAGGTTGATTAGAAGGTGTAAGTGTTATTATTTCGTATTCTTTTTCAATACTTTCCTTTTTGTAAAATTTTAAACAATAATAAAAATCACTTTCATCAGCGTTCTTTAATCCTACCCACTCTAATTTGTATTTATAATTATAAACCATTATACAAGCCTGTTTAATCTTCCGTTATAATTCTGTAAAACTCCATATAATTTATCTCCTTGTATTTCAAAAGAAACATTTCCTTGCCCTGTTCCTGAAACACCTGCAACTCTCTCTACTGGTGTAACTGTTGGGTTAATACCTTCTAAATTAAATCCTGTTAATTTTTTTAAGATAGGAACAAATCCCACAACAGAAGATGGTCCGCCAAGTGAACTTAATATAATGCTTAATAAAGCCGCAGCCGCAACTGCTACTAATAACTTATTAACCATATTTAACAAACCTTTAATAAATACTTTAAAAAAGTTTTGACCATTAATTAAAGCAGCATCAAATGCGCTTGTAAGTGTATTAGAAAGTAAGTTTGTTATATTTTCTAAGTTAGCAATATATTGAACCATTTCAGGATCAGTCCAAGTTGGAGATTGACCAAGTTTATCTATATCTTCTCGTAACTTTAAAGTTTTTCCACTTAATTCATCATCAACTAAAGATTTAAAAAATGGATTACTAATATAAGCCTCTCCTAAAATATTAAAACTTTCAGGACCTTGTTGTTTATAAAAATCAAACAATTTTTTAGCTTCCGCCATTTGATCCGAAACATCCGCCATTTGAGCCATTTGAGGAATACCTCTATCAGTTTCAGGTGTTTCAGGTGTTGTAATTATTAATCCTGATTTATCGTAATACTTTTTAGTTAAATTTTCTAAATCATTAAGTTGTTTTTGATAAGCAGCTAATTCTTCTTGTTGTGCTTTATGTGTTTCTGCTTTTTTGGAAGCCATCCTTCCTTTTATATAATCTGCCTCAGATATTAATGCACTTCTAGTATTTCTATCTCTATCAAGTTGTAATAATTTATACTCCGCAGCAAATTTTTCTTCCCCATCAATTTGATCAATAGCATTTTGTTTAGCGTGTTCTACACGCAAATCTTCCATTTTTGTGGTTATATCGGCTGCTTTTCCTGCTAATTTAGTTGCAGTTGCTCTTGCAATCATAGCATTAACATAAGCCTCTGTACCATTAACAATACCTTGCTCTGCTTCTCT